AAGTTTTTGCAGATAGGTTGTCGGTATCACGGTCTGGCTTGTGATAGCATGCGGCTATGGCTGACAAACGACTGATAGCTGAAAAGCAGGCGATCAAAGCGAAGTTCCTGACGCACCTAGCGGACACGTGCCACGTCGGGCAATCGTGCGAGCACGTCGGTTTGACGCGCCAGACGATGTATGTGTGGCGCGAGGAGGATCCGCAGTTCTACGCCGACTGGAAAAAGGCGCTAGCGCACGGCGCTGAAGTGCTCGAGGACGAAGCTATCCGTCGCGGACATAACGGATACGATGTTCAGGTCTATCACGGCGGCAAGGTGGCCGGCGTCGAGCGCAAGTTCTCCGATACGCTCCTGATCTTCATGTTGAAAGGCGCGATGCCGGACAAGTACAGCGATCGCCTGAAGCAGGATATCACCGGCAAGATGCAGATCAGCGACATGGCCGACGAGGACTTGAACCAGAGGATTGCGCGCCTGGCTGTGACAACGACACCGAAGGATTGATGGATCAGGCAGCGATTGCGGCATTGCCCAGGGCTCACCGCGAGGAGCTGCTTGGGCTCCTGATCGAGCGCGAGCGGCGCATCATGGGCCGCAAATGGCTGACCTACTATCCCGACGAAGGCCCGCTGCGGCGCGATCTGTACCCGAAGCATATGTCTTTCTTCGCTGCCGGGCAGAAGTACCAGCAGCGCATGTTCATGGCGGCTAACCGCGTCGGCAAAACCGAAGGCGTCGGTGCTTACGAAGTCGCGCTGCACATGACCGGCGTTTATCCTCGCTGGTGGAAAGGAAAGCGCTTCACCAAGCCGACGCGAGGATGGGCTGCCGGCGACACGCGCCAGACCGTGCGCGATATCCTGGCCGACAAGCTGCTCGGGCCAAAAGACGCTCGCGGGACCGGAATGCTTCCAGTAGATAGCCTGCTGCGAATCGTCCCGCAACCAGGCGTCCCGGATGGCGTTGAGGCGGTCTTCGTGCAGCATAAGTCGGGCGGCGTTTCTCGGCTTGGATTCAAATCCTACGATCAGGGAAGACTCTCATTCCAAGGAACAGAACAGGACTTTATCTGGCTCGACGAGGAACCGCCTGCTGATGTCTACGAAGAATGCCTGACGCGAACGGCGACGACCAAAGGCTTGATGCTGCTCACCTTCACCCCGCTGTCTGGGCTGAGTGATGTCGTGATGTCATTTCTTCCTGGTGGCGACATCAAGGACTGCACCGACGAGGCGTCAAGCCGCTTCGTCATCATGGCAACGTGGGACGATGTGCCGCACCTCGATGAGCGCGTCAAGGAGATGCTGTTCGCCAGCTACATGCCATTCCAGCGTGACGCACGCACCAAGGGCATTCCAGCGCTCGGCAGTGGCGCAATCTACCCCGTTCCAGAGTCTGACATCGTAGTGCCGGATTTCGCGCTTCCTGAGCACTTCCCTCGCGCTTACGGCATGGATGTAGGGTGGAATCGGACGGCGGCTATATGGGGCGCGATCGACCAATCGACGCAAACGACATACCTGTACTCGCAGCACTATCGAGGAGATGCCGAGCCTGTCGTGCATGCGCAGTCAATCAAGGCTCGTGGAGTCTGGATTCCCGGAGCTATCGACCCTGCCAGTCGCGGCCGCACTCAAACAGACGGCATACAGCTTCTTGAGATGTACCGCGAGCACGGCCTGCTTCTCGAACTGGCAGACAATGCCGTCGAGGCCGGCATCTATGATGTCTGGTCGCTTCTGTCTGCTGGCCGTCTCAAAGTCTTCGCAAGCTGCCAGGACTGGATCAACGAATACCGCATCTACCGGCGCGACGACAAGGGCCGCGTGGTCAAGAAAAACGATCACTTGATGGATGCGTCACGATACCTGATTCGCACTGGCCGAGAGATTGCCGCGCTGAAGCCGGCAGACAAGCCAGACGACGACGAACAGAACAGCATGGGATATGGCGGATGGATGGGCTAATCACAGTGCGGCACGGCGCTGCAAGCTGTTGCATCGGTCGCAGCGATGCCTTGCCGCTGTCAATACGCGACAAGGTGTTGGAAGTCAGCCGGGTATTTTGCGAGCAAGGACGCAGGAAAGAAGGCGTCGCATCTAGATTGATGCGTCGAGTATGCGAGCACGCAGATAATCTGCAGCAAGCCATAATCCTGTCCGTCATTCCTGCCGACAATTCTCCAGTCGATGCCGATACACTCGTCAAGTGGTATTCTTCGTTTGATTTCGCAATCCTGCAGCAAGCTACAGACACTACTCCAGCAATAATGGTGCGATATCCGCACGAGGCGACGATAGTATGAAAAAGACGCAGCCAGACATTCTCGAGCAGGCGAATAAGCGATATGACGCTTGCCTTTCTGCCGACAACGAGAACTTCACGAACGCTCGCGCAGACCTGAAGTTCCTGAATGGCGATCACTGGCCGGAGGACGCAAAGAAACTGCGAAAGGCTGAGAGGCGACCGTGCCTGACGATCAACAAGCTCCCGGCATTCGTCCGCCAGATCACGAACGACCAGCGGCAGAACAGGCCGTCGATTCACGTGCATCCTGTCGATGACGACGCCGACCGCGATGTTGCCAATATCTTGGAGGGTATGATTCGGCATATCGAATATGACAGCGATGCCGCGTCGTGTTACGACACATCGGTACATCTTGCTACCGCATCTGGGCGAGGATTCTTTCGCCTTATCACCGATTACGAATCACCGGAGTCATTCGATCAAGTCATCAAGTTTGACCGGATCCGCAATGCCTGCTCGGTGCACATCGACCCGTCGTCAAAATGCCCTGCAGGATCTGATGCTCGGTACTGCTTCGTTGATTCCACCGCGCCAGTGTCGGAAATCGCCGCAGAATACCCGTCTTCGGCCTACGCAAAGGCATCTGGCGACGAGGAAAAAGACCTGCTTATCACTGAGTACTACTGCGTCCACGAAACGCCTGATGAGCTTCTGCTGCTGTCCAATGGCGAGACTGGCCTGCGCTCCGACTTGATCGAGATGCCAGAAGGCGTGACGGTCCTGAAGTCACGCAAGACCGCGCGCAAGGAAATCAAGTGGTACAAGCTCGCCGGGCAAGGCTATGTCGATTCAGGCGTATCGCGCACGCGCACTCGGCAGCAGAAGCTTTCAGAGGTGCTCGAGGAAACGACGCTGCCTTTTGACTGGATACCTGTCTTTCAAGTCACCGGCAACGAACTGGACATCGACGGCGAGGTAACGTATTCGGGCATGGTGCGCGACGCCAAGGACTCGCAGCTCATGTACGACTACTGGATGACTTCGGCGACAGAAGAGGTAAGCATGCGTCCGAAGACTCCGTATATCGGCGCAGAGGGCCAGTTCGCCGGGTTTGAGGAGCAATGGCGACAGGCGAACGTGCGGACGTTCTCGTATCTTGAATACAAGCCGAAAACCGTCAACGGCACGCTTGCTCCTGCCCCTTCTCGTCAGCCGATGGCCGATGTTCCGTCCGGCGTGCTGCAAATGGCGATGCACGCAGCGGACGAAATTAAGCAGACTACCGGCGTGTACGACGCATCACTAGGCGCTCGCGGAAACGAAACGTCTGGCAAAGCAATTCAATCGCGCAAGCGCCAGGGCGATCTGTCGAATTTCCACTACACGGACAACCTGAACAAAACCCTGATTCACTGCGGGCGCGTGCTCATTTCTGGTGTGCGTCGCGTGTATTCCGGGCCGCGCATGGTCCGCACGATTGGAGAGGACGAAAAACCGGGATTCGAGAAGATCAATCAGCCACAACGGCAAGTTGTCGAACAACCAGACGGGCAGCTCGCCGTCGCTGAGAAAATCATCAATGACGTAACGGTCGGTCAATACGATGTCGTCGTGAAGGCAGGACCGTCGTACTCGACGCTGCGCGAGGAATCGCTCGACGCCATGATCGAGGTCGGGCAATCGTGGCCAAAGCTGATGGATGTTGCCGGAGATGAGGTAATTGAAGCGATGGATTGGCCGGGTGCCGAGCGTATCGCCAAGCGCATCAAACGCACGATGCCAGCCGATCTGATTGCCGAGGACGACGAAGGCGAAGCGCAGATCCCGCAGCAGACAAAGCAGCTTATGCAGCAGGCAGGCGACAAGATCGAGGAGCTTCAGCAAGCGTTACAACAGGCGCTTGCTGAACTCGAGAAGTCGCAATCGAACGCCGCGCTTGAACTCGAGAAGGAGCGCATCCGCGCCGAGAACCGATTGGACGTTGAGGAGGTGAAGGGCTGGATTTCTTCGCAGCTCCAATCAATTCGCGCTCCAATGCTCGCGCTTGAGGCGCAGCAAGCCATCCGCAAAGACGATACCGCACGGCCGGTCAGCCAGCCTGCCGAGAATGCGCCAAATGGCACTCTGGAGTAACCCATGAGCGAAGACGTAGCAACAGAAGTTGTAGAACCGCAAGAATCCGCGTCGCCAGAAGCTGAGGCCGTCGCCGATCAATCGGCAGACTCGACGCAACACGAGGAAGAATCGCAACCCGTTGATACACCACAGGCGAAAGAGCGTAGGTCGGCCCAAGCCCGCATCAATGAACTGACGCGCGCCAGGCACGACGCAGAGCGCGAAGCGGCTTACTGGCGAGGGCTTGCAGAAGCGTCTCGCAGTAATCAGCAGCCTGCACAGACGCAGCATGAGGTCGCCAAAAAGCCGACCGCATCCGATTTTCAGGACTACGACACCTATGTCGAGGCGCTGGCCGAGTGGAAGGCCGAGCAGAAGGTCCAAGAAGCGCTCGATCGCCGGCAGCAATCAACGGAGCAGGCAAAAAAAGCCGCAGATGCTCGCGAAGTGGCGAAATCATGGGCAGAACGCCAAAATGCTGTGCGCAGCGTTTTCACTGATTACGACGCAGTTGTCGGGTCTGCTGATGTCACCATCACTCCGGCAGTTTCTGATATCCTATTGACATCGGACAAAGGGCCGGAAGTGGCGTATTATCTGGCCAAGAATCCTTCGGTTGTCGAAAAGCTCAACGCATTATCGCCAACTGCTGCCGCACGTGAAATCGGACGCCTGGAGGCGGCGCTTGAGAAGCCCTCCGCGAAGCACGTAGTAGAGGCACCACAGCCAGCGAATGTCACTCGTTCGCCGCGAACGCAACCAAGCGATCCGGCGCAGATGGACCACGAGGCATATCGCGCGATGCGGGCCAAACAAGGCGCCACTTGGGCGCGTCGATAATCACTTCATGAGGCAAATCCAAAATGGCAAACTCGCTTATCACTTGCTCCATTGTCGCGAAGGAATCGCTCGCGATCCTGGAGAATCAACTGACGTTCAGCTCGATGGTCAATCGCGACTTCGAAGCGGAATTCACCGGCAACATGAGCCGCGGCTATGCGCCCGGCGCAACGATCAACATCAAGAAGCCGCCGCGCTATACCTACCGCACGGGTCGCGTGGCAACCCCGCAGGCGACGACGGAAACGACCGTTCCGATCACTCTGAGCCAAGGCGGCTGCGATCTCAACTTTACCAGTCTGGAGCGCACGCTTAGCCTGACGAAGTTGGAGGACAAGCTCGCGGCGGCAATGGCGCCGATCGCCAACGAGATCGACCGGCAGGGCCTAGCACTGGCCCACTTCAACACTTACAACACGTTGAACCCGACCGGCGCACTGCCGACCACGCAGATCGACGCTGTCAACATTGTGACGGCCGCGAATCGCCGTCTCGACGAGATGGGCGCGCCGCGCGACAAGCGCCGGGCGTTTGTGATGGGTCCGGGCCTCAACGCAGCGACCGTCGCCGGATTCTCGGGTCTGTTCAATGCCCAGGGCGCGGTTAGCAAGCAGTTTGGCAGCGGCCTGATGGTCGACAGCCTGGGCCTTTCCTACGGCATGGATCAGAACGTCGATACGCACACAAACGGCACGCAGAACGTAGCCGGCACGAACGTCAACGGCGCCGGTCAGACTGGCGCATCGATCACCGTCATTGGCCTCGGCGGCACGCTGACGCGCGGCCAGATCGTCACCTTCCCAGGTTGCTTCGCGGTCAATCCGCAGTCTCGGCAGAGCACGGGCGTACTCGCGCAGTTCGTCGTAACTGCAGATGTAGCAGCGGCGGCTACCAGCATTCCGATCAGCCCGGCAATCGTCACTTCTGGCCCATTCCAAAACGTCACCGCATCACCGACCACGGGAAGCCCGTTCCTGGTTGTCGGCGCTGCATCGACCGCATACCAATGCAACGTCGCATACCACCGCGATGCTTTCACCCTGGCAATGGTCCCGATGTGGGCGCCGCCTGGCGGAAAAGGCGTCATCGACGTGGCGCAGGAGACCTACAACGGTTTCACGATCAAAGTGACGGAGTTCTACGACGGCACCAACGACAACAGCATCATGCGTCTCGACGTGCTGTTCGGTTGGGCAGCGACGTATCCGGAACTGTCCACCAAGGTCTATTCGGTCTAAGGAGAACTGACATGGCTGTTACACTTCTTCGCCCGTATGGGACTTTCGCCACCGGCGCAATCTTCATCGGCCCGGACGACACCGAAGCCGCTCTGATCGCTCAAGGTTACGCTGTTGCTGCTACCGGGCAGCCTGCGCAGTCGTTCGCGACTCGATATCAAGGCGCTTTCGATCGCGGCACGTTCGGCGGCAATTTGCAGTCTGTCGCGACTGGCGGCTCTTCTGCTCCGGCAACGGTTCAGGGTCCGCGCATCCTGCCGAATGTGCCGATTCTGGCCTTTGCTTCGCTGGGCACGTCTGCGGTTCATGTCGCCGGCACGTGGTACCGGGCGGAAATCCAAGTTCCGCATGTGGCGCAATGGACCGGTATCGGCGTGCTCAACGGCGCAACGGTCGGCACCGACAACATCATGGTCGCGCTTTACGACACCAACGGCGTGCTGATCACCAACAGCGCTGTTGCTGGCGTCCTGTCAGCCGGGGCCAACGCCATGCAGAATATCGCGTTGCTGCAGTCGCCCATCCTGCAGCCTGGCCGGTACTTCGTGGCTGTCCAGTGCAACGGGACGACTGCGACGACGCGACGTCAGGCTGCGGCGAACGGCAGCAATACGATGACGTCTAGCGCCGCCGGCACCTTTGGAACGGTCCCGACTTCATTCACTCCGCCGACGACTTTCACCGCCGACGTTGGGCCGATCGCCTGGCTGTATCAGTAACCAGAACGGGGCGGGCGAATAACCCGCCCCAATAGGAGAGGCAATGGCTTCTGTGCAAGTACGCATTCTGAAGAGCGGTAGGAATGACTCCTATGGTTTGCCGCTCATTCCTGGGTCTGTCGTGACGGTTGATCGCGACTACGCCGTAAGTCTTGTCTATGCAGGATTCGCCTCATGGGCGAATCCTGCGGACTCATATGACGGTGAGACGAATCTTCGCAAGCTGAACGAGTCTTACGGACTTTACCGATTCAGCATCCCGTTCTGGATTCCCCCCGGCGACAGTGGAAGCAACGGATTGAGTTTTTCCGGTACGGCAGGCGAATTCACGCTCAGTGCGGCAGTCAACACCAACTTCTGGAATCTGCTTGCATCAGGTGGTTATGCGTACATACCAGCCGGGGCTGGCGGATTGGCGACCGGAGCGTGGTACTGGTGCAAGATGACCAGCGATACAGCAGGCCAGATTTTCGCAGAGACGCATCCAGGAACAGGGAACCCTGTCTTTGTTGGTTCTCCGACTACTCTGCCCAACCTCTCTGCCGGCCGAATCACACAAACCACCTCAGATGTGACTGTCTCCTCGTTTGTTCTTCCTGGTGGCGCGATGGGCCCAAACGGCAGATTGTCATCAAGCGTTTTCCGGTTTGGGGATACGTCTGCGACTCAAAAAACGATCAAGATTACCCTGGATGGAGCAACCATTGCCTTGAACGCCACGACGACATCGCCGTGTGGCGAATCTTTGTTTTATACGAGCAACCTTGGTGTTGCAACCAAGCAGGTCAACGCAAGGTCTTTTGGTGTTGGCGCTTATGGCGCAAGCATTCCAACAAATCAATACTCGGCAGTCGATACGTCAGTGGAAAAAACGATAAACGTCATCATGGCGATTGCCGCCAACACGGCCTCTCAAATGATATGCGGGTTTAGCTGCGACGTAACATACGGAGCATAACAAATGGCCATTCTAAAATTCGACAACACCGTAGCAGGATGGACAAAGATCAACGCCTTACCTGAACCGAAGTACCCAATCATCAACGGGGCCAGAGTTACAGTTCTTACTGGTGCAGACGTGCCGACTAGTGAAGCAGTAGCTAACACGGCATCAATTATTCTCACGACTCGGCAACTGATTCAAGGAGCAGATGCAATTGCCCGTGCTCATGCGCTCGCTATTGAAGCCTACATTCGCGGCATAGTTGGTCTTGATGCGAAAGACCCTGCAGACCAGATTCCGGCGACCGGCAACTACTCGCAGATCAAGTTCTGGCGGTGGAATAACCAGACCATTCGCCGTAGCGATGCGAACGTCAATGCTCTCCGTGTAGCAATGGGAATCACCCCGGCGGTAATGGATCAAATCTTCGTCGCCGGCAGCGGTATGGACCCATAACATGGCCATCACGGCGCTGCAGCTCATCACAAACTCGATGCGCCTGCTTGGCGCTGTGGCTTCTGGCGAGTCTCCGACGGCAGACGAGCAGACGGATGCGTTGCAG